GTCGTGCGGTGACGCGATGCCGGGTGTCTACCGGGACGGCATCGGCGTGCGTCGGTGTGAGGCGTGTTGGCAGCCCTGGCCGTGTGGGTGTGTGAAGGAGAAATCGACGATGGCGAAGAAGGCGACGAACGCGAAGCCGCGCGCGAAGCGCGTCAACGGGCGCGTCAACACGTTCAAGACCCACGGCGGGCTGCCCGAGTCGCGCGAGATCGCGCCGCCGCGTCGCGGCCGCGGCCGTCCGCGCCAGCAGGATCTCCCGGGCACCGACGATCGTCTTCTGCAACCGCTCGAGGACATCGCCGCGGCGTACGCGGACGTGCGCGATCGGCGGATCGACCTGAATCGCGAGGAAGCCGAGCTCAAGGCCAGCGCGCTCGAGCTGATGCATCAGTTTCACAAGACGATCTACAAACGCGACGGGATCGAGATTCGCCTCGTCGCGGGCGAAGAGGACGTCAAGGTGAAGGTCCGCAAGGCGCCGGACGACGAGGTCGAGAACGACGGCGAGGACGTGGCGATCGCCGAGGACCAGCCATGACGCGGTGGGAACCGCCGGACGGCCTCGCGCACTTTGTACACCTGCTGCAACACTGTGCGCCGGCCGACGCGATCGGCCTGTTGACGCGGGCATTCGAGACGTGCGCCGCGGCCGCGGTCCTGCAGGACTTCCAGGTGCGCGCGGCCGCGCCGCACCTCCTGGCGGCCTGCAAAGCCGCGCTTGAGACCGCCGACACCGGGCGCGCGCTCGACTGGCACCGCCTCATGGCCGCCGTCGAAGAGGCCGAACGCTGCGAGGCCCCGGTCGCATGACCCGCCGCCGCGTCGCCGTCGAGCCGCCGCCCGTCGTGCGGGACGAGGCCGTGCATATTCCGACGGGGGACACGACCTACACGATCGACCTCGACGAGCGCACCGTCGAAGCCCTCGAGCGCGGGATCTGCCCCGAAGATCTCGCCCAACGCATGCACGACCTGTTGCGCTGGCGGCGCGAGGCGATCCGCGCCACCACGCCGTCGCGGACGTGGCCATGACCCGCCAGTTCTGTGACCGCTGCACCGCCGACGTCACGCAGAAGCGATCGGCCAGCGTGTCGGTGATCTCCGACGCCGACTCGCAGGGGAACGGCGCGGTGACGACGCACGCCGATCTCTGTGCACCCTGCCGGCGCGCGCTTGAACGCTGGTTGCAGACGCCGCCGACCCACACGAAGACGAAAGCGCGGGTGATGACGTGAGCGAGGCCACGCGCTATCCGCTCGCCTGGCCGATCGGCTGGACCCGCACGAAGGCCCGACGCGCGGCGATGTTCTCGAAGAACCCGCGCAAGACCAACGGCGCCGGCGTCGTGTGGCGCCAGCGCGAAGGCTTGACCGTCGGCGACGGCCTCGCGCGCCTCGCCGGCGAGCTCCGACGGCTCGGCGCGCGGACGGTCGTCATCTCGAGCAACTTGCGCACGAACCTCGACGGCACCATCACGAGCAAACAAGCCAAGGTGCTCGAGGACCCCGGCGTCGCGGTGTACTTCCGGCTGCATGACGCCCCGCGCGTGCTCGCGTGCGATCGCTGGACGAGTGCCGCGGACAACATGGCGGCGATCGCCGCGCACATCGAAGCGATCCGGGCGCAGGACCGCTACGGCGTCGGCACGCTCGATCAGGCCTTCGCCGGCTATGCGGCGCTCCCGCCCGTCGGCGGCAGCCAGGGCGGCGACTGGCGCGCGGAGTTTGGGATCCGCCCCGACGAACAGGGCCTCACGCTGACGCAGATCGAAGGGCTCTATCGGTTGCTGGTGCAGGAACGGCATCCCGACCGCGGCGGCTCGCATGACGCGATTATCCGGCTCAACCTCGCGCGCGACGCGGCGCGCGCCTTCTTCAAGGACGCGACCCGATGACCGATCCCGACGACGACGCCGAGGAGCCGGCGTTTACGGAGCAGGAAATCAAGGCCGTCGTAACCGCGCTCTATCAGGACGGGCACGTCGATCTCGTCCTGGCGGATCGCGTCGCGGCGCTCCTGCTCGGGCGGGCCGCAGCGGGCGATCCCCCACCGGACACGGCGACGGTCTGGACCGGCCTGATGGCCGGGTGCGCGCCCGCCGCGACGGATCGCACCACGACCAACAGCGGCGATGTCGGCGGCCCGACGGAGCCGTCCTGAGGCCATGTCCACCGGCGCCGCGGCCCACGACGAGGCGGATGCGACGGTCCACGGGCGCCGGCGCTCGTATCAGTGTGGCTGTGCCTGCCCGGCCTGCCTGGCGGCCAACGCCGCGTATAGCCGGCGCTACCGGGCGGCACAACGCGCCGATCGGCCCGTGCTTGGGGCACGCGCGCCGGCGCGCGCGGCGCTCTCGATCGTCGCGCAACTCGTCGCGGAAGGCTACCGGCGGGCGGACATCGCGCGCGGGATCGGCCGACATCCGGCGCGGCCGTGGCCGGAGCTCTCGATCGGCCGCCGCGGCGCCGCCGTCACCTGGCGGACCCTCTACCGGCTCAAGGTGCTCCTGCGCCGCCTCGATCGGCTCGACGCATGACCCCCAAGCAAGCCAGGTTCGTCGCCGAATACCTCATCGACCTCAACGCGACCCAGGCCGCGATCCGCGCCGGTTATAGCCCGAAGGTGGCGAACCGGCAGGGCTCGGAGAACCTGTCAAAACCTGACATCGCGGCGGCCGTCCAGGCTGGCCAGCGCACGCAGCTCGAGGCCGCCGGCGTGAGTAAAGCGCGGCTGCTCCAGGAGCTCGGGCGCATCGCGCTCAGTCAGGTCGCGGACTACTTCAATCCCGTGACCAAGGACGCCAAGCATCCGGCCGATCTCGGGCCGGACGCCGGTGCCGCGCTCGCCGGCTTCGAAGTCCTGATCAAGAACGCGGCGGCCGGCGATGGCGTCACCGACACAATCCACAAGTTCAAGTTGTGGGACAAGGTGAAGGCGATCGAGCTCTACATGAAGCATTACGGGATGCTGATCGAGAAGGTCGAAGTGACCGACGCCGGGGTCGAGGCCCGCGTGGCGCGGCTTGAGGCGGCCCGAAAGCGGGCGGGATAATGGCGCGCACCTAAAGGAACACCACATGATTCAGATTGAGCCGAGCCCGACGGCCGACACGCGCACCTGCGATTACGCCGCCGTCACGAAAGAGGCCCTGCTGGCGAGTTCGAAGCAACACATCCGCGACGTGCGGGAGGCCCATCAGTTTTTCAGCCGCAAAATCGCCGAGGCGATGCTAGCGCATGACACCGACAAGCTCACCGACATCGACGGCTTCCATCGCGATTTTCTAACCGGCTTCACGGTGACGGAGTGGTGGGACCGACATCGAAAGTTGAATCGGCATCATCTCCAGCAAGCGGACGGCATCCCCGCCGACGTGAACCTGATCGACGTGCTCGACTTCATCGCGGACTGCGTGATGGCCGGCATGGCGCGCAGCGGCAGCGTCTCTGCGCTCGAGCTGCCGCCGGAACTGCTAGAGCGAGCATTCCAGAACACCGTCGAATTGCTCGAGGCTCAGATCGTGGTCGTAGCGCCTGCATCCGTCGCGGAGACGAAACCCTGATGCTCCGCGCCCCGGTGGACGAGGACGTCGAGGACGGGATCGCCGATCTCGTCGCGTCCTGTTATGACGACCCCCTGAAATTTGTCCGGACCTGTTATCCGTGGGGCGAACCGGGCCCGCTCGAGGGCGAGGCCGGCCCCGACGATAATCAGATCGAATTCCTGACGTCACTCGGCGCCGAGGTCCGCGCGCGCGGCTTCGACGGCAGCACGCCCGTCATGCCGATCAAGATGGCCGAAACGTCCGGGCACGGGGTCGGGAAATCGGCCAGCCTCGCCTGGCTCGTGGGCTGGATCCTCTCGACCCGGCCCCATTGCGATCTGACCGTCACCGCCGGCGGCTATGCCCAACTCGAGGCGCGCACCTGGCCGGCGATCCAGTTCTGGACGCACCTCGCGATCACCGCGCCCTGGTTCGACATCATGGAGCGCGGCATCTACGCGAAGGCCTACCCGGCGACGTGGAAAGTGCAGATGCAATCGTGCAAGGAGCAGAACGCGCAAGCCTTCGCCGGCCAGCACGCGCGGCGCTCGACGTCCGGCTATTTCTTCGACGAGGCGAGCCTCGTGCCGGACAAGGTGTGGGAAGTGGCCTATAACGGCATGACCGACGGCGAGCCGATGCTGTTCGCCTTCGGCCAGATGACCCGCAACACCGGCGAATTCTATCGCGTCTGTTTCGGCAACCTCGCCGCGCGCTGGAATCACCGGCGCGTCGATTCGCGGACGTCGCGCTTCACGAATAAAGAATTTCTCGCGCAGCAGATCACCGACTACGGCCTCGACTCCGACTATTGCCGCGTGCGGATCCTCGGCTTTCCGCCGGCCGCCGACGAGTTGCAGTACATCGATCGCGGGCGGATCGACCTGGCGCGCAAGCGCGTCATGGTGCCGCTCCCCGATGATCCCCTCGTCGCCGGCTTCGACGTCAGTGGCGGCGGCAAGGCCTGGAACGTGATCCGCTTCCGCCGCGGGCTCTGCGGCAACCCGCTCGGCGCCGACGGCAAGCCGCTCGGCCCGATTCGGATCCCCGGCGAGCGCGACGCCGACCGCTCGGCGCGGATTGCGCTCTGTGCCGAGCTGCTCAGCGATCGCCGGCCTGAGCACCAGCTCGCGGCGCTGTTCGTCGATTCCGCGTTCGGCGCGGCGATCGTCTCCCGGCTGCACGCGCTCAAGTACACCAACGTGCACGAGATCAACTTCGGCGGCGAGTCGCCGGACCCGCACGACTACAACCGCCGCGCGAACATGGCCCGCCGCTGTAAGGACTGGCTGTTACTCGGCTCGCTGCCCGACGACGATCGGCTCTGCGATCAACTCGCGCTCGCCGGCTATCACCAGACCGCCGGCCGGCTCGTGATCGAGAGCAAAGAGCACATCACCAAGCGCGGGGAAGTGTCGCCCGACGATTCGGACGCCTTTTGGCTGACGTTTGCGTCCGCGGTCGCGGCGCCGGAACGGCCGCGCGCCCAGGCGCCGCCGCGGCCCCGGTCCTCGCGCTGGGGCTAGGGTGTAGGCCGAGGCCGATCCGGTGGAAAGGACACGACGCCC